GAAGAAATTATAGTAGATGGCGCTGAAGATGAATTAGCCGCTGACAGATTAAAAAATGCAGCTGCTACAAAAAAATTAGCAATATTTGATGCTTTTGAAATACTTAATCGTATAGAGTTAGAAAAAGCAATGCTAGAAAACAAAACATTACAAAAAGAAGAAAAATCTTTTAGTGGTTTTGCTGAAAAAAGATCTAAGTAATGTACGAGCAAAAGTTATTAAAAATAATTGAGCCAATTAAGTTAACCACAATGGACAGACTTAATAAGAAAAAAGCTTGGAAGTATGGGTATAATCAAGAGCATGACGTTATTGTAATAAGCCATACAGGTGAAATTGGAGATATATACGAAATACAAAATTTAAAAATTGCTCTTCCAAAACCTAAGGACGTTTCTACAATTAATAATAGATGGGTACCAAATGAATATCCTAAAGAGTTAAAAAATATTAAAACTATTTTTGATTGGGAAAAATACTCAGAAGAATTTAAAGAAAAGTGGTATGGATATATTAATAAAGAGTTTACAAGGCGTGAAGAAGGTTTTTGGTTTAAAAACAAAAACGTACCTACTTATATTACTGGTTCCCATTATATGTACCTGCAGTGGTCCAAAATTGATGTTGGGAAACCAGACTTTAGAGAAGCAAATAGATTATTCTTCATTTTCTGGGAAGCTTGCAAAGCAGATAAAAGATGCTACGGAATGTGTTACCTTAAGAATAGGCGCTCGGGATTTTCTTTTATGTCCAGTTCCGAAACAGTACATGAAGCTACCATTACTTCCGATGCAAGGTTTGGAATATTATCAAAAACGGGATCTGATGCAAAGAAGATGTTTACAGACAAGGTGGTCCCAATATCCATCAACTATCCATTCTTTTTCAAACCAATACAGGACGGAATGGACCGCCCCAAAACGGAACTTGCCTTCCGTGTCCCAGCCTCAAAGCTCACCAGGAAATCCATCACTTCCAGCGAGACCCGTACACAACTCGAAGGCCTTGATACAACAATAGATTGGAAAAACACAGGTGATAACAGCTATGATGGAGAAAAACTTAAGTTATTAGTTCATGATGAATCAGGGAAATGGGAAAAGCCTGACAACATATTAAACAATTGGAGAGTTACTAAAACTACACTAAGATTAGGTAGTAAGATAATAGGTAAATGTTTAATGGGCTCAACATCAAACGCTTTAGACAAAGGTGGTGAAAATTTTAAAAAATTATACAAAGCATCAGATGTTACAAAACGAAATCGCAATGGACAGACTAGCTCGGGATTATATAGTTTGTTCATTCCTATGGAATGGAACTACGAAGGATACATTGATTCTTATGGATACCCTGTATTTGATACACCAGAAAAACCCGTTGTTGGAAACGATAATGAGTACATAGATATAGGTGTTATTGAGTTTTGGGAAAACGAAGCAGAAGGACTTAAGAATGATAAAAACGGTTTAAATGAATTCTATAGGCAATTCCCAAGATCTGAAGAGCATGCATTTCGTGATGAAAGCAAAAACAGTATATTTAATTTAACAAAAATATACGAACAAATAGATTATAATGATGGCACACTATCTACGGGAGCTGTTGTTAAAGGAAATTTTCAATGGGAAAATGGTATTAAAGATACTAAAGTAATATTTTATCCAAGTAAGGACGGAAGGTTTAATATTTCATGGATTCCAACTTTAAATCTGCAAAACCGTGTAATACTAAAAAATGGAGGCAGATACCCTGGTAATGAACACATGGGAGCATTTGGATGTGACTCATATGATATATCAGGAACAACTGACGGCAATGGATCAAAAGGGGCTCTTCACGGGCTAACTAAATTTAGTATGGAAAATGCTCCAGCTAATACGTTTTTTTTAGAATACATTGCTAGACCTCAAACCGCTGAAATATTTTTTGAAGACGTTTTGATGTCTTTAGTATTTTATGGGATGCCTATACTTGCGGAAAACAATAAACCAAGACTATTATATTATTTAAAAAGAAGAGGATATAGAGGGTTTTCAATGAATAGACCAGATAAATTAATAAACAAATTATCTGTCACTGAAAAAGAGATTGGGGGAATGCCTAACTCCTCAGAAGATATAAAGCAAGTGCACGCAGCTGCAATTGAAACTTATATAGAAAATTATGTTGGCTTGCAAGAAAACGGTGATTACGGGAATATATATTTCAATAATACGTTGAATGATTGGTCTAAATTTAATATTAATAATAGAACTAAATTTGATGCCTCTATTAGTTCAGGACTAGCTATTATAGCTTGTAATAAACATTCATATCAACCTAAAGCAAATACTACAAAAAAAGTATTAGATTTTGGTTTTAAAAAATACAACAACCAGGGTAATGCTTCAAAAATAATAAAATAAATGTTAAAAACTCAAACAAAAGGTATATTTCCGAGCCAAGCGGTTTCAGATTCTGAAAAAAAAGCAAATGCATATGGTTTAGAAATAGCGCGGGCAATTGAAAGCGAATGGTTCAAGAGAGACTCTGGGACAATGCGTTACTTTGCAAGTAGAGATAATTTTCACAGATTAAGACTATACGCAAGAGGCGAACAGTCTATTCAAAAATATAAAGATGAATTATCTATTAATGGTGATTTGTCTTATCTTAATTTAGATTGGAAGCCTGTTCCAATTATACCAAAGTTTGTTGATATTGTAGTTAATGGTATGTCTGAAAGAGCTTATGATATTAAAGCATATTCTCAGGATCCAGCTTCTATAAAGAAAAGAAGTAGCTATGTAGAATCCATGTTGAAGGATATGCAAACAAGAGAGATATCTGATCAAATTCAAGCACAGTTAGGTATTGATGTGTATGAGAATGATAAAGAAAAGCTTCCTGAAACAGAAGAAGAATTAGAGTTACACATGCAGCTTGAATACAAGCAGTCTATTGAGATTGCCGAAGAAGAAGCTATAAACAATGTTCTTGATCACAATAAATACGATCTTTTACAAAGAAGATTAAATTATGATGCTGTAACCATTGGTATGTCTTCGTGTAAAAACAGTTTTAACACTGCTGAAGGGATTAAAATAGATTATGTAGATCCTTCTGATCTTGTTTATTCTTATACCGAATCACCTTATTTTGACGATATATATTATGTTGGTGAGGTGCGTAGAGTTTCTATTGTTGATTTAAAAAAGCAATATCCAGATTTAACTACTGAAGATATAAAAGAAATAGAAGATAAAGGAGCTAATGGCATTTTATATAATAGGTCACACAATGCTCAAGACTCTTCTGATAGTTCTTATGTATATGTTTTGTATTTCGAGTATAAAACTTTTAATAATCAAGTATATAAAATAAAAGATACTAGTACTGGCGGAAGTAAAGTGATCAAAAAAGATGATACTTTTGACCCACCTAAGGACAACAAAGCTAGGTTTAAGAAAGTTTCAAGATCAATAGAGGTTATATACGAAGGTGCTAAAGTTATTGGACACAACAAACTTTTAAAATGGCAATTGGCTGAAAATATGACAAGGCCAAAAACTGATACTACAAAAGCACAGTTTAGTTATAATATTGTAGCACCTAGAATTTACAAAGGAGCTATTGAATCTTTAGTAGGACGTATGACTACGTTTGCTGATATGATTCAATTAACTCATTTAAAATTACAACAAGTGTTGTCAAGAATGGTGCCAGATGGTGTATTTTTAGATGCAGATGGTATTGCTGAAATAGATTTAGGCAATGGTACTAATTACAATCCGCAGGAAGCATTAAATATGTATTTTCAAACGGGTTCAGTAATTGGTAGATCTATGAACCAAGATGGCGAGTTTAATAATGGTAGAGTACCTATTCAAGAACTGCAAACTTCGGGTGCCAATGCTAAAATATCTAGCTTAATAAACTCTTATAATTATTATCTGCAAATGATTCGTGATGTAACGGGTCTAAATGAAGCTAGGGATGGTAGCAAACCCGATTCTAATGCACTAGTTGGTTTACAGAAGTTAGCTGCTGCTAATTCAAATACAGCTACAAGACACATACTACAAGCTGGTTTATATTTAACGTTGAAAACAGCGGAAGCAGTTGCATTAAGAATATCTGATGTATTGGAATATTCTAGTACTAGAAATAATTTTATTCAAAGTATAGGTAAATATAATGTAGGTGTTTTAGACGATTTAAAAGAATTACACTTACATGACTTTGGAATATTTTTAGATTTATCACCTGATGATGAAGAAAAGCAATTATTAGAAAATAACATTCAAATGGCTTTATCACGTGATCAAATATTTTTAGAGGATGCTATTGATATTAGAAATGTTAAAAACTTAAAGCTAGCTAATGAGCTATTAAAGCTTAGAAGAAAAAAGAAAATGAATCAAGATAGGGAAATGCAAAAAGAAAATATTGCATTACAATCTCAATCTAATGCACAAGCGGCTCAGGCTGCTGCACAAGCTGATGTACAAAAACAGCAAGCTTTATCTCAAACAAAACTACAAGTTAAAAATGCTGAACACGAGCTAGAAGTTCAAAAAATGGGGTATGAAGTTCAATATAAAAAAGAACTTATGACGTATGAGTTTGAACTAAGCAGGCAGCTTAAAGAACTAGATTTACAAGTGATTAACAATAAAGAAGAGTATAAAGAAGATCGCAAGGATAAAAGAACTAAAATCCAAGCCTCTCAACAATCTGAGTTGATTGATCAAAGAAAAAACAATAAACCCCCCAAAGATTTTGAATCATCTAGTTTTGATACATTAGGGGGATTTGGGTTAGAGCAATTTAGCCCCAGATAGAACACTTTTTTAAATTATTATATATTATTTTATTATGGAAGACTACAAAGTTAATTTAGTAGAAGGCGAAACGCCTAGTACTGCGGAGAAAGAAGAAACAGTACTTCAAAATGCAGGAGTTAATACAGACTCGGGAAACACAACTTATAAAGTTGATTTATCAAAACCACCTGAAAAACAAGAAGATGCCATTCCAGAGCAAAGCACAGATGAGATTCCTGTTCGCAACGAATCCGAATCTAGCGAAAAAGTGGAAGAAGAAGTACGGAGTACCGAAGAACCTTCCAAAGAAGAAAAAGAAGAAGTAGTATTAGAATTAGTAGAAGAAGATACTACAGAAACACAAGTTGAAAACATTACAGAAACAAAAGCTGAAGAGGCTCCGACTCAAGAGGCTGTAGATAATAAAATTGAATTACCTGAGAATATACAGAAGGTAGTTGAATTTATGCAAGAAACCGGGGGTAGCCTTGAAGACTACGTAAGGTTAAATGCAGATTACTCAACTGTGGATGAAGATACATTGTTAAAAGAGTACTATAAACAATCAAAATCTCATTTAGATAATGATGAAATTGATTTTTTAATTGAAGATAATTTTTCTTATGACGAAGAGATTGATGATGATCGAGATATTAGACGTAAGAAATTAGCTTATAAAGAAGAGCTTGTGAAAGCCAAAGGTTTTCTTGAAGGTTTAAAGAGT